AGTCGTCCACAATGGTCGCATCATGAACATCGGCGACATCCCTGATCAGGGCATCAGAGGCAACCTGATGGCGATCATCTGCAAAGCAGGCTTGAACCCAGGTTGATCATGGCCAGCAGCATCAAGATCGACGGACTCAAGCAATTGGGCGAGCGCATGCAGAAGCTTTCCGACGACGTGAACAAACGCGTCGCTCGGGCCGCAACGGCTGCGGCAGGTCGTGTGGTGCGCAATGCGACCAAGTCCAACATCGATGCTCTGCAGCTGGTCGACACAGGCAACATGCGCGCGGCAGTCGCTGTCCAGCGATCGAAGCGCACAAGCCTGACCTCTGAGCATCGCGTGGGCGTGAAGAGCGGTGGTGGGAATCGATCTGGTGACCTCGTCGGCGGGAAGACCTCTGATGTCAAGGCCGCAAAGCAAGGCACAGGCAAGCTGGGCACTGATGCGTACTACTGGCGCTTCCTGGAGTTCGGCACCGTCAAGCGTCCGGCGACTCCATTCTTGCGCCCGGCATTCGAGAGCAACAAGCAGAAGGCTGCCGGGGAAATCAAGCGTGTGCTTGAGCGCAGAATCAAACGTGCGGAGAAAGGCTCATGAACCCTGGTCTCATCATCAAGACTGCGCTCGGATCGCTGGTCAGCAACCGGGTGTATGCGAACACTTTCCCTCAGCAGAACAACAATCCGACTTGGCCTGCCATCAGGTTCACTGTCGTCGGTGGCGAAGTGTTTGCTGATCTTTGTGGTTCAGAGGATTGGCAAACCGATGACGCAAGAGTACAATTGGATGTCGTCGCGCTTGAGTATGACCAGATGCGCAGCTTGGTTCAACAGGTGATTTCTGCGATGGGCCTGATCACTGATCCGCCTGTTCGCAGATCGCTTGCCACCACCGAGACATTCGATTCCGAAACCAAAACGCACAGGTCAATTCTCGAGTACACTTTCCACCCGTCGTCGCCCGAAGAATCGCCGTGACGACTTTCTCGTTCGCCGCGTTGCGGCATCTTTGATCTAAAGGAAGCCATCATGTCGGCAGGCAAGCGCTACAAATTCGACGGCAGCAACATCCAGTTCTCCGTCAACTTCTCGGGCGACTCTCCGAGCAGCCCCATCACCGGCATCACCAAGGCCAACCCGGCTGTGGTGACGGAATCGAGCCACGGCAGGTCCAGTGGTGCCGTCGTCCGCATCAAGAACGTCGCGGGCATGACCGAGGTGAACGATGGTGTGTACGTCATCAACGTCCTCAACAACAACACCTACCAGTTGCTCGATGTCGACTCGACCAACTACGGCACCTACACCTCTGGCGGCATCGTCGATGAGGCGACCTTCAGCAAGATCTGCGAACTGACCGGATACAACCGGCAGGGTGGAACGTCGCCCGAGATCGCAGCCACCTCGCTGTGCTCGACGGCGCAAGAGTTCGAGCTGGGCCTGCCGGACTTCGGCACTGTTCAGCTGGACTACAACTTCGCTCCGCAGACCAGCGTGCAGGACGCCATGCAGGACGCCTACATCTCCGGCGACGTCGTGGCCGTCAAGGTCACGCTGCCGAAGAGTGGCGGCATCATGGTTCAGTTGGGCTATGTCCAGCAGACCAGCGAGACCGCATCGACGGGTGCTCTGTGGACCGGCAGCATGACGCTGCGGTGCACGGGTCGTCGCTTCGACTTCGCTGCTGCCTGATGAGGTGATCGATGAACCGAGATGATCTGATCGCGGCGATGCGGGCAACCGCATCAGCACCACCCAAGTCAGTCACGATCGATGGCTGGGGCGTGGTGCATGTTCGCCCACCCACTGTGGCCGAGGTGGATGCCGCGCGGCAGCAGAACGAGCCCGAAGACGACAAGCAGTTCGCCCGTGGGGCTTGTCGTGTCATCTGCGACAAGGACGGCAATCGGATCTTCGATGCGACCAACGCAGAGGACGTCGAGCTGGTTGCGAAGCAGCCGTGGGCCATGCTCAACAAGATCATCGCAGCAGCCAAGAGCGAAGGCAATGATGGGGGAAACTGACGTCGCGCCGAGAGTTTGCGCTGGAGCTGGCCGCACAGCTCGGCACCAGTGCAGACACTCTGGCGCGATCGATGTCCGAGTCGGAGTTCTTCGATTGGCAGTTGTATGCTCAGAAGCGCATGCTGCCACAACGGCGATTGGAGCTGTATCTGGCTCAGATCGCGATGATGGTGGCCGTTCATGCGGGTCGGATGGCGAATGCGAAGCTGGCCGACTTCATGTTCGATCCACAACCCGCCACTGATCAAGACGACGGTGAAGCGAGCGTAGAAGAGGCGGCTGCGTTCTTTGGCTTCAAGCCCATCAATGGGGACTAAGCAATGGCAGCAGGCGCACTCGGTTCTCTGGTCGTAACGCTCGGACTCGATGCTGCGCAATTCACTGCCGGCCTGACCAAGTCTGAGTTTGAAGCCAAGAAGTGGCGTGACAGCCTCGTCGGTGTCGCCAAGGAAGCTGGCATCCTCGTGGCCGCAGGCGCGGCCACCGCAGCCACAGCCATCGTTGCGCTCACCAAGAGCGCCATCGACAGCGCAGATCAGCTGAACAAGCTCTCACAGAGCACAGGCATCGCCACCGAGGATCTGAGCGCTCTTGCGTTCGCTGCAGAGCTGAGTGACGTCAACACTCAAGACCTTGCCTCTGCGATGGGCAAGCTGTCCAAGTCCATCAACGAAGCATCCACCGGAGTCGGCGATCAGGCCGAGGCCTTCAAGGCTCTGGGCATCTCGGTGCGCGACAGCAGCGGCAACCTGCGCGGTGCTGATTCTGTTCTGCTCGACATCGCAGAGCGCTTCTCCGGCTATGCTGATGGTGTCGAGAAGGTCGTGCTTGCTCAGGCGATCTTCGGCAAGTCCGGTGCTGCTCTGATCCCGCTGCTCAACCAAGGCGCAGAGGGCTTTGCCAAGGCACGCGAAGAGGCCGAGCGTTTGGGCTTGATCGTGTCTGGTCCGACGGCAGCTGCGGCCGAGGAGTTCAATGACACACTGACCAAGATCGGAGCTGGTGCTCGCGGCGTTGGCCTGCGCATTGCGGAAGCTCTGCTGCCGACGCTTCAGGTGCTTGCTGATGAGCTGCTCAACACAAGCAAGAGCAGTGGTGCTGCTGAGACCGCACTCGGCGGACTGCGCACGGTGTTCGAGACCCTGGCTGTGCTGGGCATCAACGTCAAGTTCGTGCTTGAGGCAACGGGCCGAGAGATCGGCGCCATCCTCGCGCAGTTGAGCTTGGTCGGTGATGTGCTCACAACGCCACCAACGCAGATCATCGAGAAGGCCAAACAGAACTGGCGACAGTTCAGGGCCATCAGCGAAGCAGTCAAGGAAGATGCTGCGCGTGCTCGCAAGGAGGTCGATGCCGCCAGTGCAGCCATTCTCAGTCGTGCCCCGAGGGAAGCTCCTGCACCAACGGCTGCTGGCAATCGCAACCGGCCGAACGCACCACGCCTTCCCGGCGCAAGCGCAATCAGCGATGCTGAGCAGCTTGCGCGCAAGGCACTCGATGCGCAGATCAAGGGCATCCGAGACTTCGCAACTGAACAGCGTGATGCCATCGCATTCGCCAATCAGTTCGCTCGTGGTGCGTATGAGGACGGCACACAGTCGCTGCGTGAGCAGTTCGCCATCCAGGCAGGGCTGCGGCAAGAAGCACTGCGCACGACAGTTCAGGCACTTGATCAAGAGATCGCCGCACTCGAAGCATACCGTCGCAAGCTGACCAAGCCCACAGAGCGTGCTGACGCTGATGCCAAGATCGCAGAGGCTGTCGGCAAGCGCCAACAGGCTGTGACCAAGGCAGCGCAGCAAGGTGTGCTCGATGCGCAAGCTGAAGCCAAGGCAATCGCCGACCTCGATGCGCGCTACAAGGACCTGCAGATCACCATCCGCCAGCTCAGTGGCGATGAAGCAGGCGCGGCCCAGCTGGCCATCGAGCGCCAAGTTGAGGCTGCGCGCAAGCTGCTCACTCAAGCTGGCCGCGACCCTGCCGAAGCAGATCGTTTTGGGCAGTTGCTCACACAGACCAACGAGCTGCGCAATCTTCAGCAAGACTACAACAGGCTGCTCGACCAACAGCGCATCGCCGAAGAGAACATTCTGCTCACCGCCCAAGAGTCTGGGGCCACAGAGCTCGAGACCATGGGTGCTGTTCGCCAGTCTCGTCAGGCCGCACTTGAGCAGATGGCGCTGATGGTTCAAAAGGCTCAAGAGCTCGCGCTCGCGCTGGGCACACCCGAGGCCCAGCAGTTTGCTGATGCGCTGGCGCTTGGGTTCCGCAAGGCCACGGCAGAGGTCGATCCTCTGCTCACGAGAGTCAAAGAGGTGGCCAAGGAGATGGGCGACT